GGTCATATTTTTCGGCAACTGGTTCAGTTAATGTTGTATCTACAAACGGAGCAACTTTCTACATTACTGGTGTTCAACTAGAAGTAGGAAGTAGTGCTACTGGATTTGAGTATCGTCAGTATGGAACAGAGTTAGCATTGTGTCAGCGTTACGCATACAAAGTTGGCACTAGCGTTGCATTTAATGGTTCTTTTTATTCTTCTAGTCAAATTCTAGCAACCATTATTTTTCCAACAACAATGAGAACAAATCCATCTTATACGGCTGGAACGGCAACTGCATTTACTACTGGTGGTAGTGCCGCAGTAACTCCATCATCAAATAATATGTCAGTTGCAACTGGATTATTGCAATATTCAGGTGCTACTTCTACTTCAGGATATTCCACAACAGTTATTACAAATAACGACTTATTTTCTGCGGAGTTATGATGTATAAATTATTTACAAGCATTACCAATCAAAAGTTTGTTATTTGTTTATCTGATAATACTTATATACCTTTTGCGCCTGATAACACAGATTATCAAACCTACCTAAAATGGGTAGCTGAGGGTGGTGTCCCAACTCCAGCAGACGAATAATGAACTATCAATTTAGCCCTACTGCTTTGCTAGTAATGTCGCACAATGTGACAGGGCTAAAGTATTTCTGCAAAACGGCAGACTTGCGTAATGTTTACAATTACAAGGGTAGTGGTCTATATTGGAAAAAGCACCTAAACAAACATGGTAAAGATGTAACTGTTGGTGTTATGGGTTTTTATACCGATTATCAGCGTTGTCGTGATGCGGCTCTTAAATTCAGCCAAGAGAACGATATTGTTAATTCTGATGCTTGGGCTAACCTTGTGTTAGAAAACGGCACAGATGGTGCTTTAAACGGCTCTGATAATCCTTTCTATGGTAAAAAGCATACCCCTGAAATGACAGAGCATCTTCGCCAACAAAAGATTGGTAAATCGGTAAATAAAGGTGCTTATCGTAGTCCTGAAAATCGTGCCAAAATATCTGCATCGCTTAAAGGTCGCAAAAATCCAGCCGTTTCTAAAGCATTGACTGGTCGCAAATTATCAGAAGAAACAAAGCAAAAATTATCTGAATCTCGTAAAGGATATACACACAGTATGGAAACTAGAGAAAAATTACGCCAAAAGGCAATAGTCCAATGGGCTAAACAAAAAGCGGAGAATGAATAATGTCAATTACTTTAAGCGGTGATGGCTCAATCACAGGATTAACTTCTACTGGTATTAGTGCAGCACAGACAGTAACTAGCGTACCTAGTTCAGCGTTACCTGCTGGTACAGTTTTGCAAGTAGTTAGCACTAGTTATGAAACTGCTGTATCTACCACTTCATCTTCTTATGTAACTACTGGATTAACCGCAACAATTACCCCTAAATTTGCAACAAGCAAAATACTAGCAACTGTAAATATGCTTGTGTATGTCAATGCGTCTAATGGTCAAAATGTTATTACTATTTTTAGAGGAACTGTATCAGGGACTGATTTAGGTGGTGCTACTGGAAATGGATTTGGTGGTTGTTTTGGTAGTGGTCCTACTGAAATTTTTAGTGTTGCTTCAGGTTCAGTTTTAGATTCTCCAGCTACAACTTCTGCAACTACTTATACAGTAGGTTTTAAAAGAAAAACTGCTGGAACGGCTTATACAATAGTGGATAACCAAAAAGCAACACTTACTCTTATGGAGATTGCCGCATGATATTTTTACATGATGCCATTTACGCACTTGATTCTTCTATTGTTACCATTAGAGGTGATTTAGCTTATGATGCTAACGACAATGAAGTTGCATACAATAAAGTTGCCGCAGAAACTAAATTAGCTGAACTTCAAACACAAGCCGAAGCAGATGCACAAGCAGTCATTGATACAAAGGCTTCTGCACTAGCTAAACTAGCCGCATTAGGTTTAACCCAAGACGAAGTTAAAGCGTTGATTGGTTAAGGCAAAATAACGTGAGTTATGGCAGACCCCTATGGAATTTCCGAAGGAGTAAAAGCTCTTAGTGGTAGTCTTGATGCAAGTCGAGAAGCCTCTAAAGGTCTGTCTAAAAGCATTGAAGGTATTCAAAAAGACAGTTTAGACGTAGCCCAGAAGCAAGCCCAAGAGCGATTACGGGCAAGACGGGAAGCAGAAGCAAGAAAAGAAATGGCGCTGATTAAAGCGCTGGAAGCATGGAAGCATAAGAAGCAAATCTCCGATGAGGAGGCTAGGTTAAAGATAGATTTTGTTAAGAAGTACGGTGCTAAAGAGTGGGAAGCGGTGCTAAAGATTAAGCTAGATATTGAAAACCTTCAAAGAAAAGACAACGAAGAATTTCAACATGATCTAAAAGAAATAAGGCGGGTGCAGTTTTATTGTTTTGTAGCTGCATTGATTGTGACCCTGTGGCTTAAGTTTATTTTGGGAGCATTTTAATGTTTGGCATAGATGACATCATAGGGGCAGGTTTAAAAATAATTGACAAGGTTATTCCTGACCCAGCAGCAAAAGCAGCTGCACAACTAGAACTCCAAAAACTTGCCCAAGACGGCAAACTGGCTGAACTTCAAGCCGACATGAATGAAGCCAATAACATATCAGACCGTTGGAAAGCTGATGCGTCTACTGACTCTTTTTTAGCTAAAAACATCCGTCCGCTGACCTTAATATTTATCCTTGGCGTATATACCTTTTTTGCGTTTATGTCCATGCTAGGGCACGAAACCCGTGGAGCATATGTTGAGCTATTAGGTCAATGGGGTATGCTGGTCATGACTGCCTACTTTGGTGGTCGTAGTTTAGAAAAAATTATGGATAGAAAGAAATGAATCCTAAAGACCACATTATGATTATTGCCGCTTGGTCATTGGTGGCCATTGTCGTTGCTATGTTGCTTATGTTTGGCTATGCCGTAATTGATCCTAACTTTGATACAGACAAAGTGTTTCAGATTATTGGCCCAGCATTTCAAACCATTGTAGGTGGCTTTATTGGTTTAATTACAGGCATTAAAATAGGATCAGACGATGAATCTAAGTGAACACTTTACCCTTGAAGAGCTAACCCACACCGATCACCGTGAGTTTGATAACACGCCTAATGAACAAGAAACAGAGAACCTTAAACGCTTGGCAGCATTTTTGGAAGAAGTTAAAAACGTCTTGGGCGGTAAACCTATTATGGTTAATAGTGCTTTTCGTTGTAAGTCTGTTAATGATGCAGTTGGCTCTAAAGATTCTAGTCAGCATCGTATTGGATGCGCTGCAGATATCCGTGTACCAGGTATGACGCCAGATGAAGTAGTCAAAGCGGTTATTGCTTCTGGTATTGGATATGACCAAGTGATTCGTGAGTTTGATCGCTGGACACATATTTCAGTTCCTAACACAAAAGACATGACACCAAGACGACAAGCCCTTATCATTGATAAAACTGGAACAAGAACGTATTCCTAGGGTAAACCCGTATGCCATTACAGAAATTACAATTTAGACCTGGTCTTAACCGAGAAGGTACCGATTACGCCAACGAAGGCGGTTGGTATGATGGGGATAAAATTCGGTTTCGTTCTGGTTTTCCAGAAAAAATTGGTGGTTGGACTAGAATGTCTAATAATCAATTTGTAGGAATATGTCGGTCTTTATGGAATTGGATAGCTTTAAATGCTTCAAACTATCTTGGCGTTGGCACAAGTCAAAAATATTATATTGAGTTAGGTGGATTTTTTAATGATGTTACACCGATTATTCACACCTCTACAACATTAGGCGCTGCCGCTGGACCATTTACAGCTACAGCCAACTCTTCTGTTATTACAGTAGTTGATGCTGGATATTCCCCCAGCGCAGGTGATTGGGTCACTTTTTCTGGCTGCACTAGTCTTGGTGGAAATGTTACGGCAACAGTATTAAATGCAGAATTTCAAGTTGCATCAGTTGTAAATTCTAGTGCTTATACGATTACTGTTGCGCCAGTAAAAGCTAATTCATCTGATACTTTAAAGGGTGGGGCAACAGTTACAGCAAATTATCAATATCCTATTGGATTAGATACAGCTATTGTTGGTACTGGTTGGGGGTCAGGTCCTTGGAGTCGTGGAAGCTGGGGTTCAGCTTACAACGGTGGCGTACAAAATCAATTAAGGCTATGGTCTAACGACAATTATGGTCAAGACCTTGTTATAGCCCCTAGAGGTGGACCTTTATTTTATTGGGAAGCAGCAAGCGGTACTAGTGTTAGAGCTAAATATTTATCAACACTTTCTACATTTTATGGTTTTAGCGGAGCCTACGTTCCAACCACTACAAATCAAGTAATTGCATCTGCCATTCAGCGTTTTGTAATTGCGTTTGGGGCTAATTCTTATGTATCTGGTGATCCTGCAACGGTATTTAACCCCATGTTGGTACGTTGGTCAGACCAAGAAAATCCATACCAATGGGTTCCAGAGGTAACAAATCAAGCTGGAGAGTTTGCATTATCAAATGGCTCTTACATTATGTGCGCTAAGTCAACTCGCCAAGAAATTTTGGTTTGGACTGATTCCGCTATTTATTCAATGCAATATTTGGGCGCCCCCTATGTCTGGGGTTTTCAAATTCTAATGGACAATATTTCTATTATTGGACCTAATGCTGCAGTTACAGTTAACAACGTAACTTATTGGATGGGTACAGATAAGTTCTATATGTATTCTGGTAGGGTAGAAACCTTACCTTGTTCGCTACGCCAATACATATTTAACGACATTAATAAAGACCAAGGCTACCAAGTATTTGCTGGCACCAATGAAGGTTACAACGAAATTTGGTGGTTTTATGTTAGCGCAGAAAGTGAAAATACTGTTAATAAGTATGTTATTTATAATTACCTAGATCGAGTATGGTATTACGGATCTTTAGGAAGAACTGCGTGGTTAGACTCTGGCATTAGGCAATACCCTATGGCAGCAGATTACAACAAACGCATTTTGTTTCACGAAAGCTCAGTAGATGATATATCTGGATTGACTGCCCAACCAATCGAATCTTATGTTCAATCTTCTGATTTTGACATTGGTGATGGTCATAACTTTGGGTTTGTCTGGCGTATTTTGCCTGACGTTAACTTTAACGGCTCTAATGTTGATCAACCTTATGTAACTATGACAGTTAAGCCACGCCAAAATTCAGGTACACCATACGGCACAGCAGATAACCCAGCAGTAGTTAGTGCAAATGATTATAAAAATATAGGGGTATATAACGTTCAAGAGTTTAGCGGTCAAGTCTATACTCGACTTCGTGGTCGACAACTTGCATTTCGAATTGAATCTGCTTCTTTAGGTGTTTCTTGGCAGTTAGGTAGCCCTCGTAT